CAAAGGGGACAAATTCCTGGTGGCTTTCCAATTCTGTAACTAATGGATCAGGTATTTTGGTTCAGGCTTATGTCACACCTACTGTTGATTTTGCTTTAATTCGAGCCTCAGGAGGAGCTGTAAATTGGCGTGATGATGGTATTGCGCCCACTGCAGTGAGTGGGGGAGGCTTTCCTATGCTTACAACAGATCCTCCTTTGGAATATCGAGGGGATTTATCTATGCTACAATTTATTGAGCAAACTGGAAACACATCCAGTGTACAAATTGTTTTCTATTCTACATCAGGATAAAAGTTATGGCATTGAGGGTAAGAGTTAAGGGTGGAGGAGGTATACTAAGAGCAATTAGTGAAATTTCTAGAAAATTAAGAAAAGCAAATTACGTTGAAGTAGGCTATTATGAAAAATCGCGTTATCCTGAAAGGGGTACGCCTATGCCGCTTATTGCGGCTATTCAGAATTTTGGTGCGCCTAAGGCAGCAATACCTCCTAGGCCATTTTTTAGTAAGGCTATTTGGGATAACAAAGCCCAATGGGCTGATATATTGGCGGCTTATCTCAAGCTTACAAAATACGATGCAAGAAAAAGTTTAAATAATTTGGGATTTGTCATTAAAGGAAATATTCAAGATAGCATACGAAATACTGTTGATCCGCCTCTTGCTGAACTTACGCTTATGATACGCAAGGTTGTGGGTCCAAACAAAGTTCCAAGATATAAAGATGTCATAGAAGCCAGAATGCGGCTTATGCGAGGTGAACGTCCTACTGGCGTAAGCCAAAAGCCTCTTGTTTGGATTGGAATGCTATTAAATACGGTTGATGTAAAAGTTAAATAAATATGCATTTACATGGCATTGTTGGTCCGATTGTGGCTACAATCAATCCAACTATTTTAGTTACAATCAAACAATCTGCTGGCTATACAACCAATCCTGATTTTTCCAGAACACCAGCATATAATATCTACACAAACGTGCCTGCTCAAATTCAGGCGCTTCAATTCAATGATCTTAAAATGATAGAAAACCTTGGGATTACTGGGGTTAGGCGTAAAATATATCTATACACAAATATCTACCAAGGAATAGTTCGTGGGCTACAAAGAGGTGGTGATTTAGTTATTTTTCCAGATAATACCGAATGGCTATTGGTTTTTATATTTGAGGCTTATGGAGATGGCTTGGTAAGCCAAAATGGCTGGATGAGCGTATGCGTTACTCTCCAAAATCCTACGAGTGAGGGATAACACTTGTCTCAAGCTATTGGTGTTACTGTATCTTTTACTGAATCCTTAGGGTTTCAGATTATAGGTAATTTTTTACAAACAATTTGTTCGCCTTATCCAATACCTATTATCAGGCAGTTGGGTAATACTGCTCCGGGCGTAAACAATCGTGTCCCTGAACCGATTGCCGGCGATTTTATCATTATGTCTTCGGTATACAATCCAAGACTTGCCTATAACATTACAAGTTATGTAGATAATATTATCGTAGGGTCTATTTCAGGCACGACATTGACTGTTACCCAAGTCATAAAAGGGTCAGTACCTATTGGTGCTTTAATTTTTGATGGAAATAACCCTCCGCAAATTGCTCCTAATACGGTTATTTTGTCACAATTATCGGGTAATCCTAATGACACTGGAACCTATTCTGTGTCTGTTTCTCAGACGCTAAATAGTCAAAATCTTTATCCTGGTGTTCGGACTGATATCGCTCCCTCGCAATGGGTAGTACAGCTAGATATACATGGTCCTAATTCCATGCAAAATGTCAGAACAATTGATTCATTGTTTCGGTCAGATTATGCAACACAATTTTTTGCTAGTCAGAACTTTCCAGGAGCACCTTTGTATGCTGGAGAACCTATGCAAATCCCATTTGAGAATGCCGAACAGCAGATGGAATATAGATGGGTTATGGAACTTAATATGGATGTTTACATTGCAATTGGTACGCCGCAGCAGTTTGCTGATCAAATAGTAGTTACACCAATAGAGGTTTCACCACAGTTAATTACCTAATTCCTTCTTTAGGAGGTTTAAAATATGGCTACCATATCGGTTCCGGCTATTCCTATTAGCCAATTAGTTAATGTCACTCCTAGTGTAATAGGCAGTGGAGCAGCGCCATTGCCATTCAATGGGCTGATTGTGGATGGCAATCTTTCTTCCGATGGATATCCCATTCTCCCCATGGGAGAAGTTTTAACTTTTACTAGCGTAGCCGATGTTCAAAGCACTTTCGGTGCAACAAGCCAAGAAGCTGGCTTGGCTTCGGTTTATTTCAATGGTCCTATTAATGCTACCCAACTGCCATCAGCGCTTTTATTTGCCCAATATGCCATAAACAATGTACCTGCCTTTTTGCTTGGTGCTCCTGTTACATCGCTAAGCAATGTACAGGCGATCACAAATCAAACTCTGAGTATTACAATTAATGGCACTACTGTTTCCGGAACGCTAAATCTTTCTTCTGCAACGTCTTTGTCAAATGCTGCTTCCTTGATTGGTGCTCAGCTTGGCATTACCGGTATCCAGGTGGGGACTATAACTGCCTCTCTTTCTACCACTTCTCCGCAATTAAATGTAACAGCCATCAACCAAGGTCCAGAGCAAGCCGTTGTTACAGCTAATTTGTCTGGTACGACAATGACTGTAACAAGCGTTACTTCTGGTTACCTTGCTGTTGGTGATATTGTTACTGGAACCGGTCTTGCGGCCAATACGACAATCGTAGCATATAATGGATCTGGGAAGCCTGGGGGCGTAGGCACTTATACATTAAGTGCTTCTGCTACAACGGAAACAGGGGTTACCGTAACGGCTTATGCTCCTTCCTTTACCTTGGCTATTGGCCAAGTCGTAACCGGGACTGGAATTCCACCTAATACGTATATTTCGGGATTTGGAACTGGTACTGGTGGAGTTGGAACTTATATTTTGAGTAATACTATTTCAACAGCTGAAACATCTGAAACAATTACAGTTTATGCTCCTGGTGTAACTTATAGACCGACGACAACCAATTTTGTTGTTCATTCAAACATATCTGGAGCTAATTCAACAATTAGTTATGCGTCAGGTACAGCTGCTGCTACGCTAGGTTTAACTCAAGGAGCAGGCGCAATTGCTTCGCAAGGGGCGAATGCCTCTACGCCTGCGGCATTTATGTCTAGCGTTGTTGGCCAAAACTGGGTGTCTTTCATGACAACTTGGGAGCCAACAGACTCAGACAAGATCGCTTTTGCTACTTGGAATAATGGACAAAATAATAGTTATGTCTATGAGGCTTGGGAAACTGATCCTCTTGATACCCAGACTACTGGCTCCGCTTTGTCAAATTTGCTAAAGCAAGGCAATATAAGCGGTACAGATCTTATCTGGACGAATCCCAATGTAACAACGCTTGCTGGCGAAAAAGCAGCGTTCCAAATGGGATGGACTGCCAGTATTAACTTTACTCAGCCAAGAGGTGTTCAAACACCAGCATATAAAAGTTACGTTGGGGGTTTACCTGATGTAACTAATGCCACAATTGCCTATAATCTAGCTGGTTCTGGCTCATTCTATGGCAATATGGCCAATTTTTATGGGAGATATTCGTCACTTTATACCACTGGTGAAGCAACCAGTGATGTATTTAATGTATGGCAACGCGGTATAATTTCCGGGCCTTTCCAATGGAAGGATGCCTATGTCAACCAGATATGGTTGAATAATTCGCTACAGCTTGCCATTATGAATGGCTTAGCAAATATCGGTTCTGTGCCATATAATCTGCTTGGCAATACAATAATCGAGTCTTGGTGTGCTGATGTTATCAATCAAGCCGTATCTTTTGGTGCTATTACACCAGGAGTACAACTATCCCAAGCACAACAGACTCAAGTTAATACGCAAGCTGGTTTGAATATCGCACCAGCTCTCATGAATCAGGGCTGGTATTTGCAAGTCTTGGCTTCAACTGCACCTGCTTCGGTGCGTCAGTCTAGGTCATCGCCATCTATTACCTTGTGGTATGTTTATGGCGGATCAGTACAATCGATCAATATCTCGTCGATTGAGCTCGAATAAGTTAACATCTTTTGGAGGTTACTATGTCCTCTATTACCTCAGCTAATTCAACTTTTACTTTGACAGTCCCGAAGGTTTATGACTTTGCGGTCCCATTAGAAGGTTTTGCCGTAGATGACGCCTTTACAATGGAAGTTACGGAAATTACAGAGGTCCGTGTAGGCGTTGACGGATATGGTGTAGCTGGCTTTGTGCCCACGCCAGTACCGATGGTAATTAAGCTATTGGCTTCTTCTCCGTCTATAGAGATATTTGAAAACTGGTTTGCAGCCATGGCTGTCACAAATGACGTTTACTATGGCATTGGGGTTATTTCGCAGCCTTCGCTTGGACGAAAGTATATTATGCCTTACGGAATTCTACAACGAACGGACTTTATGTCTCCGGCCAAAAAGGTACAGCAAGACCGAGAATTCAGGATTATCTGGATGCCACAAGGTCCAGGCGTTCCGGCTGTTACAGCCGCTCCGGTATAAAATTTTTTGCTTCAAGGGCCATATTTTAGCTAATGCCGGTCTATATAGAAAATAGGGAAAACATCATTGATGGAGGGTTTGATGAAAAAGGCATTTTTGGCTTCCTTGGGGCTTTTGGTTGTGCTTGTTGCTTCTGTTTTTGGGCAGGAACAGGAGCAACAGCCTCAACCTAAACGACAATGGTTTGCTGTTAATGCATCAGGAAATAAATGCATTAATATGCATGACTTTAGCATTGAAGTAGGGGTAGGAATAGATACCCCTAAAGATTTTGAATTTATGATGACTAATGTCTACCATCAAAAACTAATAGCTTCAACTTATAAATTTGGAAAATCCATTGTAGTGATTTTCAAACATTTTAATTTACTTACTGATAAAGTAGATCTTATTTTCATTTTTATATCAGATGAAGATCTATGTAAAATGTTTGTAAAGAGACTAATTGAGTCAGGCAATGCACCAGATCCAAACCTAATGCAGTAGAGGAAAATGAGAAGGACCAAAATTGTCACTATACCCGGAACGCGTTCTGAAAAATTAGGTGAACGCGATAACGGAAAAACATATCTTATTACAGAAATGTCTGCAGCTGACGCCGAAGCGTGGGCGCTTCAGGCAATTACGCTTATCGGCCAAGCAGGGGTAAATCTTCCTGAAGGCATACTAAACTATGGCATGGCTGGATTGGCCTTGCTTGGTTTGGATGCTCTAATAAAAGTAGATTATGAAAAAGCAGCTCCACTTTTAAAAAAGATGATGGACTGCGTTAAAATCATCCCCAATCCGGAAAACCCGATCCCTCGTAATATTAAAGAATCTAAAGAAGGAGAGGGTGGAGATATAGAGGAAGTAAGCACAAGGCTTCTTCTTAGAAATGAAGTTTTTGAGTTACATACGGGTTTTTCCGCAGACGTCATGATACGGGCGATCTTGGCGTCAGCGGAAAAAATAAGCCTAAATACAGATATGCAAACGTCCCAGCAACCATCGGAGCCTGTATAAGTTCAGGGTTAGCTACTCTACATGAATTGCAGACTGTCTATGGTATTTTAGACCTTTATAACTTATTAGAAATTGCTGCTGTGGATGCAGCAAACATAAGATGGGAATCCTTACGCCAAAGTAAAAGTAAATTAGGATGATTTATGCCAACAGTTCTTGACTCCCTTATTGTAACAGTTGGTCTTGATGCAAGCGAATTTAGCAGGGGTCAGAAGAAATTACTTGAAGATCTCCGCAAGCTACAAGAGCAAGGCGGGCGTTCAGCTGAACGTTATAGTAAAGTTTTTGCATCGTCAGTTGCACAATCTGGTCAAGATTTTGGATCAAAAGTAAGATTACTTTATACAGCGCTTCAAAACCCCATGCGAGCTACGCATGAAGGGTTATTGAAGCTTTCATCACAATCGCTTCGTACTGGTGAAGCTGTTGCCGCTGGAGCACTTAGAGGTGGAGCTGCTTTTACAGCTTTGGCTGGAGCTGCACTATTAGTTTTAGGTGCCCTTAAGGGGGTTCAATCTTTAGCTACAAGTATTCAAACAACATTTGGATCTAATGTTTTATTTCAATCGATGTGGGCTGGTGTTCCATCCGAATGGATGACGGAATTATCTGCAGCTGTATATCAAAAATATGGGGCTCCTCAAGAACAAACCCAGCAATGGATACTTGGGTTACAAGAAAAGTTACAAGCATTTGTTACACCTGGTTCTACTGCTCAAGGACAATTTACTCCTTTTTTAGAAAATCTTGTTCGTTTAGGAGTAAATCCTGTACAATTTGAAAAAGGTAAAGCTGCTGTTCCAGCTATTTTGATGCAGCTTTCTGAAGCATTATCTAAATTAGATAAAACACAAATTCCGATGATTGCCGAACAGCTAGGAATGTCTGTACAGCTTGCTCAGCTTTTAGCTGAAGGTCCTGCTGCTGTTCGGAAAGCAATGAAGGTGGAAAGTGGCGTCGCTATAAAGGAACAACAATCTCAAGCACTTTTGAGATTACAACAAGCATGGCGTCAGCTTTCACTGGATTCTCAAAATCTAGAAAGGGATTTTACGACTGAAATTTCACCAATCCTTATTGGTATTATTAAGTTAATTGATTTCTTTATAAGAGCAGCAGATGTAATTTTTAAAGGTATAGCCTATACCATAAAGCATCCAATAAAAACAATTGAAAATGTTATCTCATTTCTTATGAGATTTAAAAATTTAAATGTAAAAGATCTTTGGCAAAATCCTTTAGGTTTTACAAAGGAATTTATAAGCACTATATTTGAAAGTCTTAAATCTTCAAAAGAATTTGGAGGAATTTCTAGTTTTGAGGGGCTTTTAGAATACTTTCTTAATTCGCTTGGATTATCTACAGAAGGTTCTTTACCTAAATTAAAATCTTCTGGTTTTGGAGGACTATTTGGAGCCTTTTCTAAATTATTTGCATCTAAATCAGATGAAGATCAATATTCTAGAATAATACGATCACCACGTTTACTACCATCAAAATATATGCCTAATCAGGTAGATGTAATTCAAACCATGCATTCCTTCTTGCTAAAAGAAGGATTTAATCCGCAAGCAATTGCGGGCATATTGGCAAATGCTCAAGCTGAAAGTTCTTTCAATCCTGGCGCATCTGGTCCAGGAGGGGCCTTTGGTCTATTCCAATGGGAACCGGAAAGACAAAAAAAATATGCTCAAATGTTTGGTCATTCTATGCAAACAGAATGGGCATTTAACCCAAGCCAAGCCTTGCTCGAGCAATTACAATTCATGGTTTATGAATTACGCACAGATTATGGGAATGTATATAATAGGTTAATTAATGCTGTAACTCCTTTCATAGGTGCTTACTTTATGGCTGAAGGCTTTGAAAAGCCAGCAGCTGGACAAGAAGAAGCCACCAGAAGAGGGATGCTGGCTGAACAGATGTTCCGCAGCATTTACCCACTATTAAGCAATCCTCTTAGATCAACAGGCGATCAAACATCTATAACTAATAAAAATACAGATATTAATATCAATGTAAATGTCTCCACTCCACCAGGAGCAGATGCTAATCAGATAGGTAATACGATAGGAGATATCATAGCTAATAAGCTTAAAGCTATGAATCGTAGCGCTGTTACAAATCTAAATGTTGGGCATGAATAATGTCTGGCTTCCTGTTTGGCGTTCAAAATATAGTTTCTAGGTTTTTAAGCGCTGTATTACTTACAAGAGATGCCGAAGACTTATTCGGCATTTTCGGCCCTCCGCAATGGGGTATATTCGATTCTCAAGGCAACCCAATCCTTTTGGCTGATTCAGTCAATGGAATTGAATTTACTCGGGATTATCAAATTTCCGACTATCCTCAAGAGCAAGGTGGATGGGAAAGTTACAACAAAGTCCAAATGCCTTTTCAGGCAAAAATTAGCTTTTTGCTTAATAGAACACGGTTTGAATTTTTACAGCAAATTGAAGCTGCAGCTGCTTCGCTTAGTTTAGTTACAGTCATAACTCCAGAGGTAACTTATCCTTCAGCCAATATTATGCATTATGGATACACTCGGTTTCAGCAACAGGGTGTATCATTAGTTATTGTGGATGTTTGGGTTGAAGAAGTCCGCCTTACCGCTGGAGTTCAGCTTGGTCCTAATGCATTGCAAAATAATGCAGGGACTGGGCCTGTAATAGGATCACTCAATAGCTCTAATTTGTCAGGGAATGTGTCTGCTACAAGTTCTGGTAATGTCGATTACCCGATCACTACACAATCGACCAATGGGGCTTATCCTGCGTCAAGCGGGTATAGTTCTCCTTTGAATCCTGGTGCTGCTCCACTTATTCCAGTTACTTCTACGCCTTTACCTAATATTTTGCCGGTTCCTAACTAATGTCGCAAACAATCTCTCCTGGGACTTTAAGTTCAGCATTTCAGATTATTCCTACAACAACTGCTCCTAATCAGGAAATTAAGGTCGTTCTTGCCAATCAGGATTGTTTGATTCATTTATATACAAAATCGATCAATGTGCCTATTTCTACACCAATTATTACAAACCCTCCGGTTTATCAAAACATAAACCCTTGTTTTATCGACCTTTATGTCTCAGGTAATTTAATTATTGGTGGAGTATATGTCAGGCAAGGTACACTTCTTGTTCGAGACGTATATTTAGGATTTAATGGAGACCTTGCCGTCATCGATACTTCCGGTGCTGGAGAAGATCCCTTTGGGGTACCTATTAGATTGCCACCAGAAAATTTACGAAACCCTTGGCAACGAGAAATTCCATTATCATTTAATGGTTTAGCACCTCCAAATTATGGAGGAACAATTCCAGGCATGGGGACTCGTTGGCTTTTAACTTATTGGCCGGTAGGTTCTTATACACCAGGATACTCAATAACAAATTGGGCGTAGAATGAGTGGCTCAACAAGTAATTACATAGCTTCGACCACTTCCTATGCAACCAGACAAATTACATTCCAATTTCAATTAGGAGAGAAAGGCCGAAGTTTTAGTGGTTCTAAATCCAATACATTGACTGTAACTGGCCTTCGTGCCCTTTGTTCTTTTCAAAGTGCAATTGGTGATACTCTTCCGCAGGGGATTATGCAGATTTATGGCTTATCCCTTGACCAAATGAACACGTTGACAACGGCTGGTAAATATCTTTTTGGTCCAAATAAGCCTGGAGTCAATACTGTAACCGTTTCTGCAGGCATAGCCAATGGGCCAATGTCAACAATTTTTCAAGGCACCATCGTAGAAGCCTATCCTGACGGCAATCAGCCCAATATGGCATTTTTTGTTCGAGCCGTATTTGGAATCCAAAATCTACAATACCAAATAACAACTCCAACAACATTCAAAGGCTCAGTCCCGATAGGGACTGTTATGCAAGCAATAGCCCAAAAAGCTAATATTAACTTTGAAAATCATGGTGTAACAAGCGTTTTATCTAATCCATATTTTGCTGGTTCGGCTAGAGTTCAAATGGTTCAAGCAGCCAATGCTGCAAATGCATATATCTATTTTGATAATATTAAAAATACTGTAGCTATTTGGCCAATGCCAAAAGGTAGTAGAGGATCATCTGGAATTATCGTATCTCCTGCTACCGGTATGATTGGTTATCCTGCTTTTGAAGCCGCCATGATCAATGTAAAAACAATTTATGATCCTGGTCTTATATTTATTCCAGGTGAAACATTTGAGGTACGTAGTACTTTTGGGGCGGCAAACGGTAAATGGATAATTATAAATTGTGATATAAATATATCATCCCAAATGCCAAAAGGCCCTTGGGAGATAATGGTCAGAGGGGGTAATCCTGACAATGTTCCTAATGGTCCTCAACCAAATTAACAGCAATCAAATAACCAATTATCTAATGGTTGGTCATGTCTGATCTTTTAGGTTTACAAAACTTCGGTTCCGACGCTAGCGATGTCAATGCGTTGGAATTTATTATCGAAAGGATACTTAACAGACGGAACCATGCCGTATTAGTCAAGGTTGTCTCTGCTCCATATTCTGCTGATGGGACTCCAATAACTCCGGGTTCTGCAGCTCCTATCGGCTATGTGGACGTATTGCCATTGGTCAATCAGGTTGATGGATGGGGTTTACCTGTTCCCCATGATGTAGTTTATCATTTAAGTTATTTTCGGTACCAAGGCGGGAATAATGCCTTTATTTGTGATCCTGCCGTTGGTGATATAGGTAAAATGGTTATAGCTGACCGGGATACATCCATTGTTAAAGCAACCGGTCAGCAGTCAAATCCAGGCTCAGGAAGGCGTGGAAGCTTTTCCGATGGTACTTACTTCGGGATGACTCAAGGGCCGGCTCCAACGCAGTATTTTGCCTGGCTAAATCAAGGATTTATGATTGTAGATGCTTATGGTAACACCATTCAGGGGACTCCTAATGGAGTTTTGATCAATGGTGCACTCATAACTTTAACCGGAGATGTACAGAACAAGCAAGGCACATCCTTGACTACTCATACCCATAACCAGCCAAAAGATAGCGCTGGTAATACTGAATATACAACTGATCCGCCAAATGTGGGGAGCTAATGACAAGTATAGCTTTAAACGAAAATTGGGACATATTTGTTGATAGCTCTGGCAATCTTGCGACTGTTACAGGTAATGCCGCAATTGCCCAAGATGTTGCTTGTGCCTGCCGTACATGGCTAGGAGAGCTATGGTACAATAGAGCATTAGGGGTGAATTATCCACAAATCTTCTCCGGACGTCCAACTAAGCAATTACTAAAGCAATCACTAATTAACCAAGGTATGACTGTTCCAGGTGTAGGTAGTATAACTTGTTACTTAACACTTGGACCAAATCGAGAAATAGGTGGCCAACTGCAAATTTCTAATGCTCCAGGCGGGACTGTCATTGCAGTTGTAAATAGCACTTCCTTTGCCGGAGATGCTCCATGGTGGGTATTTGCTGGCGGCAATACAGCAATTGCAGGTCAATAATAGATGAGCGGATTTACGACGAACGTTCCAGCACCTACTTTTGGGCCTAATGGCGTTGTACTCCCTACAGAAAATGACATTCTTCAAGGGGTTTTGGCTGATATCAATACAGCCCTTGGAGGTAATGTCAATCCGCAATTATCTACGCCTCAAGGACAATTGGCATCTTCCGAAACAGCCATTATTGGCGATTCTTATGCCTTATTTGCCTGGTTTTGTAACCAGGTTGATCCAGCCTTAAACAGTGGCCGGATGCAAGATGCTATTGGTCGCTTGTATTTTATGACTAGAATTCCTGGGACACCTACAATTCAGCCATGTATTTGTTCTGGGCTTAATGGTACAGTTATTCCTATTGGGGCTCTTGCTCAAGATCAAAATGGCAATACTTGGGTAGCTCAAAAATCTGGTACTATTACAGGTGGTTCAGTTACAATCAATTTTGCTGCTACGACATTAGGACCTATTCCAGCACCTACATCATTATCTATCTATCAAGCAATTTATGGATGGGAAAGTATAGCCCCAACAGGGGCAGCTACACTTGGAACCAATACCGAAACTGCCGCTCAATTTGAAGCAAGGCGTAGAAAATCTGTAGCTCAAAATGCCAATCAAATTCTAGATGCTATTCTTGGCCAGGTTTTGGCTGTTCCAGGAGTAATCAGTGTCTATGTAACTGAAAACGATACTTCTAGCCCCCAAACTGTAGGTGGAGTCACTTTAAATCCAAATAGTATTTATGTTTGCGCAGTTGGTGGTTCCAGTCAAGCCATTGCTCAAGCAATTTGGAGCAAAAAGGCTCCTGGATGTGGATATACTGGTAGCACAATTGTAACTATTACTGATCCCAATCCTGCCTATCTACCTCCTGCTCCTACATATAAAGTTGCATTTGAAGTTGGTACAGTTGTCCCTTTTGCTGTACTTGTAACTTTACAAAATAATTCAAACATCCCTTCAAATGCCTTATCTTTGATACAAACTGCTATAGTTAACGCCTTTGCCGGATTAGATGGAGGCCCCAGAACAACCATTGGCTCAACTGTTTTAGCTTCTCGGTATTATGGACCTGTTCTCAACTTAGGTTCTTGGGCGCAGGTTATTTCTATCCAGCTTGGCATTTTAGGTAATGCAGCTACATTTACAGGTTCTATTTCTGGAACAACCTTAACTGTTACAAGCGTAACTTCTGGTTCCTTGGCAGTCGGTCAATTGATTCAAGATAATGGCTTATTAGCTTCTGGCACGATAATTACTGCATTAGGTACAGGCACAGGTGGAACGGGAACATATACAGTAAACAATTCGCAAACAGTAGCGTCTGAGACAATGACGGCAACAACACTATCAAATGAAATAACTATGAATATTAATCAAATGGCTGGTGTTTCTGCTTCAAATATTAATTTAATTATTTCAGGTAATGCCTGATGAAGAATTTAGCTCAAACTATTATTTCTCAATATGGAGCAAGCCCAAATCTTCAAACTTTATTAGAAGCCATTAATCAATGGCTATCGTTGGATGCTGCTTTTGAAAATTTTTTCAATACAGTTTGGAATATAGAAACCGCTTCTGGTTATGGCTTGGATGTTTTAGGCAGAATTGTTGGTGTCCCTAGAACAATATCAGCGCCACCAGCACCAACTTTTGGCTTTTATGAAGCCGGGGATAGAGCAAATTTTGGTATGAATGGTCCATTTTGGGAAGCTCAGCCATCTATACCAGTTACAACATACACTCTTTCAGACGACGCATATCGTAGTCTGATTCTAGCAAAAGCAGCTTACAATATCACAGATGGTTCAATTCCATCAATAAATGCCATTCTTATGAATTTGTTTGGTTCAACAGGAAATTGTTATGTTGTAGACAATGGCAATATGACAATAACATATACGTTTACAGGTCAATTAACCCCAGTGCAAATGGCAATAGCTCAGTCTGGTATTTTGCCCAAGCCAACTGGGGTATCTGCCAATTTTAACTTTTTAGGGAATCAATAAAATATGCAATACTCTAATGCTCCAGTAAAACTCCCAGCAATTTGGGGATTTAATGCAAAATCTCCATATATAAATCCTATCCCAGTCCCTTCGCAGCAAAGCGCTGAAAATGGGCGAGCATCTTTTGCTGATGGCTTTCCTCCCAATTGCTTTATTCCTGTATCTGCTGGTGGTGCAGGCCCATTTGGTGGGGATTTTAATGGTATTTTTCAGCAAATAACCGCTGGTCTGCAATTCACACAAGCCGGGGTTATTTATCCATACGATTCTAATTTCCAATCTACAATTGGCGGTTATCCAAATACAGCCATTGTTGGTTCTGTAACTAAACCAGGCTGGTTATGGCAATCTACTGTTGACAACAATATGACTAATCCTGACCAAGGAGGAGCAGGATGGATATCGCTCGGGCTTTCTCAATTTGGGATTTATGGTTTAGGTACAGCCGGACAATTTACATCAAGTAGTAACTATACCATGACTGTAGCTAATTGCGGTCAAATTGGATTTTTTAATGGGACTACTGCAGCGACTTGGACTCTTCCAGCAGCTAATTCTTTTCCTGCTTATACGACTAAAATAGTTATTAGAAATATTGGATCTGCTCCACTTACACTTGCAACAGCTAGCGGTAATTATCTTGATATGTCTGTTCCCATTATACAGCCAGGGCAAACTGCT